AAGCGCAAAGAAATTCAGGAAAAGATTGATGAAACATCTGAAAAGATTGCTAAAACATCTATTATGGATATTTCTACCATCCAAACGGAGAAAGAGAAGTGGGATGATGCTTGGAGAAAGCTGGATGGAAAGATCGGTCATGTGAATAACGAAATCTCTTCCAAGGAGACTTTGAGGAAGCTGAAGGTGAAAGAAATTGAACAAATTGAGAAAGTGATATGAAAAAACAACCAATATTCGTTATTGAAAAAAGTAGGGTTGAACACTGGATAAACCATCAATCTCATTTTACACAAATTCCTTATTCATTGGATTGGGGTAAGTTGACATCTATTGAAGATTTTCTAAATGTTTTAGATAATGAAAAATCTGATGGTGATTATATTAGAATGTCTAAATTATATGATTTGTTGAATAAATTTAAAACCTATAAATTGTTACCTAACGCTAATAGAATGATTGATCGTGTTTTTGCTATATGCAAAACGGAGAGAAAAGATTTAAACGAAATTTTGAAAAATGATTAAATGTGACAAGTGCCTTCAAGAAATTCCCCATACACATGTGGAACATCTGGAGAAAATGAAGGAGCAATATCAATCCGAATTGGATAATATTGTTGAGGAAATTGATAAATTGAAGGAAGATAAATCCCAATTTCATTCCAAAAAAGAAAAGGTTCAACAAAAGGTAGCTGAATTTCAAGACCAAATCAACGAAGCTAAAGTCACCAAGCAGAAATTGGAAGGTCTGGAAATTAGTCTCAAACAATACAAGGAATCTCTGGATAATTTGAAGTTGGATGAATTACCCAAACCAGCTTTTGAGGAGAATATCATCAAGACGCAGGAGAGATATGACACGGAACGTGATAATTTCCTATTGCTCAAGCAGAAATCGGAAGATTATGAGGTGTGTAAATTCGTTCTGGGAGAAGAAGGTGTCCGTAGCTTTGTGGTGAAGAGACTCCTTTCCATGATGAACGCAAGTATCCAGCAATATATTAATGATCTTGGTATGTCCATTCGTTGTAAATTCGATGAATACTTTGATGAACAGCTTTCCAATGACAAGGGCAAGGAAATTTCTTACTGGAATCTGAGCGGTGGAGAACGCAGAACTGTCGATCTCGCGTGTGCATGGGCATTCAAGGATTTGAAAAGGAAGATTTCAGGAGTGTCATCTAACGTGGAATGGATAGATGAGGTTTTTGACGCGGCGTTTGATGAGAGGGGGTTTGATTTATTGGTAGAACTCGTCAAAAAAAGAATTGAAAAGAACGATTTGGCTGTTTATGCAATTTCCCATAGAAAGGAAATATTGAAACAAGTCACGGGATCAATTATTGAACTTGAAAAAGAAGGTGGGATTACTAGAAGAATAAACAATTGACAAATGTATAAATATGGATAAATCTCTACATGTTTGTTCAGCCATTCAGCAGTCCTTTTCCTAAGAATCCCTATTCGGTAAAAACCCCCACTCAAGAACCCCCTAAAAGGGGTAATACTTATCTAAACTTTGCCGCCGACAGGGGAGGTTGTGGTCAATATCGTATAGGATGGAGTGAGAATCACATCAATATGTGCGGATTGGGAGACTCCACCACAATCACCAAAATGGTTCTCAACAAGGATTGGTATCAGGATGTAAAAACCATCAAGCTGCAACGTCAGTGTTCCACTCAACAGAAGGAGTTCTTCAAATTCCTCAAGAGCATCCAACCCGAATGCGGATTTAAGATTGTCTATGAGGTGGATGATGTGGTATTCCACGAAGAGATTCCTGATTATAATTCATATAAACATGCATTTGCTTCCGATGAGATTCGTCAGAACTGTGTGGACATGATGAACATGGCGGATGAGGTGACAGTGACATGTAAATACATGCGTGATCTTTTCATCGAGAAGACGGGACAACAGAAGACTTCAGTAGTCCCCAATTTCCCCCCCGAATGGTGGATTGGACATCACTATAATTATGGTAAGGTCATCCAGAATTTTGATAGAAATAAAAAGAAACCACGCATCCTTTATTCAGGATCGGGAGCGCACTTTGATGTGAAGAATGTCACGGGACAACAGGATGATTTCTCCCATGTTCTGAAATTCATCATTGATAATCGCCACAAGTATCAGTTTATTTTCATTGGTGCTTATCCCCCTCCCCTTCATCCTTATGTTAATAACAAGGAGATTGAATTCCACCCTTGGCAATCTTTGATGGATTACCCTAAATTCATCGCTTCTTTGAATCCCCAATTGCTTCTTGCGCCCTTGAAGGACATACCATTCAACAGATCAAAATCCGATATCAAATACATCGAGGGAGCTTGTTTGGGTATTCCTTGCATGGTGCAGGATATGGTGACGTATGAGGATGCTCCCGATTTCCTTAAATTCACAGATTCTACCGATTTGGAACAGAAGGTGGAAACGATTCTAAATTACAAGAACCGTTCCAAATATTACAAGCTGGTTCCAGAGCTTAGAAAGCTTGGGGAAAGCAGATTCCTTGAAAGACCGGAGAATATCGGGGCATTCTTGGAGCCACTTAATACAGCATGGGGTGATCCATCCCGTAGGTTCATGAAATATTGGAATGATTAATTATGAAAAAAGATGATAAAATTTTGGGAATTATTTACGAGTCTATCAGATTTGGCGATATCGTTCTGATTGATGAACCCGATTTTGGATGGGACGGGATATTTGAATCTATCCCCCACAATGATTTATTCCTTCTGGAATCATTTGAGAAAATCAAAGACAAAGAACCGTTTGATGACGGCGTTTTTGATGCGTATGAGATTGAATTGAAAAATGGTCAGAAATTCCAAGTAACTTTGAGCTACAACAATGCCAAGCGTATCCGCGATATTTCAAACAAAGCTTCCCTTGAAGCGGAACACAAGAATCAGATGGAAATTGTTTCAGGATATGAACCATTTTTAAATATCCAAGATGGAGAATATGTGATGATGGTTGAGTTCAAGGATTCCAGTGGGCGACATGATGACACTGGAAATGTGGGAATCCATGCCTTGGAATTGTTTGAGATGTTGAAACAATCATTCATCCACAGTGTTCAAGGTGGATTCGCGGACAAGTTGGTTGGTATCATGATGAGAGTTGATAAGAACAATCCAAGACGGATGAATTTCTATAAAACATTGCTGAAACGACATATCAGCAAGGACTTCCCGAACATTTTTGTCGATCCCAATACAAACAGTGCAAGGGGATATGATTTATTGGTTGCTACCAAGTGATTGACTTAGAAAGAACCTGTGGTAATCTGTTGATGTGTATAGGAACTGTGTTTACAACAATCGGGAAAGAAAGATCACACTTTTTTCATGGAATGAGAATGGGGAGCGCATCCGCGAAGAACATGATTTCAAGCCCTACATCCTTTTGGAAGACAAGAAGGGAACGGAGAAGTCCATATATGGGACATCTCTCACGAAACGCGAATTTGCCAGTGGATACGACAGGAATAATTTCGTAAAAGATAGTAATATTAAGCGGATTTATGAGAATTTGCCACCATATCAGCAATTCCTGATTGATAATTATTGGTCTGTTTGTGAGGATGATAATTTCTCCCAACATCCTTTGAAGGTGGCTTATTTTGATTTGGAATGCCCGAATTCCTCACATTTTCCCGAACCGGAATTAGCTGAATCGATAATCAATCTGATCACGATCTATAATTCCGAATCCAAGATGTATCATGTATTTGGATTGAAGAATTTTCACACCACGAGAGATGATGTGAAATATTATTGGTGCAAATCCGAAGAGGAGTTGCTTAAATCATTCATCAAATTATTTCAAAAGGAAGGTTTCGATGTTTTAAGTGGTTGGAACATAGCAGCATTCGACGTTCCATATCTTGTAAATCGAATCACCTTTCAATTGGGGAAGGAATGGGCTGATAAGCTGTCCCCAACAGGTAGAATTTATGAAAAGACCAATCCAAACGGTAAATTTGGAATGCCATCCAAGGAATATGTGGTCGAAGGATTGTCAATCCTTGATTATTATGTGATTTATCAGAAGTTCAATCTGGAGAAACAGGAATCGTATAAGCTGGATAACATCGGGGAAGTTGAATTGGGGATTAATAAGGTAGCTCACGAAGGCAATCTCTGGGAACTCGCAAAGAATGATTGGAATACCTACACTGATTACAATATACGCGATGTGGAAATCGTTGTGGGGTTAGATCAAAAAAAGGGATATATCAATCTCATCCGATTCCTTGCATACACCGGATTATGTGATCTGGAAAGCGCAATCAGAACACTTCCAGCAATGAACGGAGCAATTGCCATACGCGCCCGTATGCGGGGGGAATACATTCCCACGTTCATTCGTCCCGTGACGGATTTCCGCGCTCCCGGTGGCTATGTGGCAGAACCAAAAATTGGGTTTGCGGAGAACATCGTATCCTTTGATGCCAATTCCCTGTATCCATCGGTGATGATTTCCTTGAATCTCTCTCCTGAAACGAAGATTGGGAGGGTGGAGAAGGATGGGGATAAGGTAAAAATCCATCATGTTTCTGGTAGGTTATTTGAGATGACACCTGAGAACTTCAAGAAATTCATTGATGAGGAACAAGCGGCTTTAACCAAGGCTGGATTTCTATTTTCCCAAAAGAAACGCGGACTGGTTCCTGAATTCTTAGATAATCTTTACACTAAACGTAAAGAGATGAAAAACAAGATGATGGAATGCCGTAAGAACGGGGATAAAGAAGGGGAGCAGAAATTCGATAGCATCCAATACGCTTACAAAATCCATCTCAATTCCCTGTATGGTTATATGCTCAACAAATATGCTCCCCTTGGAGATGAGGATATTGGAACATCGGTTACATTGACTGGACAAGCGGTAATCAAGAAGAGCAATGATCTGTTTCAGGATTATGTAAGAGAAAATCTACCGGATTTGTCAGAATCCTTATTACAACAAAGTTGTGTTTACGGTGATACGGACAGTATATTTTTATCTTTAAAACAATTTGGGCTAGAAACCGCATCCGATGAATTTTATAAGCTGTGTGATGATATTGAGGATTATATTAATATAAATATAACAGAATGGGCAAGAAAAGCCCTGAGAAGCACTGATCCACGTTTTGTGTTCAAGCGGGAAACCATTTGTGATAGCGGAATCTTCATCGGTAAGAAATATTATGTCCTTCATGTTTTGGATGATGAGGGAACCAAGGTGGACAAGTTCAAGTATCGGGGAGTTGATGTTGTGAAAACAACGATGCCCAAGAAGGTTAAGCCTTATGTTAAGAAAGTTAT